AAGGTGGTGGACGCCCGTACAGTCGAGGGCACGGACAAGCAGGTGTACCAGAACATCATTGATGAGTATGGTCCTGAAAGTTCACAAGCGCACGTTGAGGTTTATGGCATGTTCCCATCTGAGGGTGATGACCAGTTCATTCCGGCTGACATTGTGGATGAGGCCATGAACAGGGACAAGTACAAGGACCAGACTGCGCCAATCATCATTGGGGTTGACCCTGCACGCTTTGGCGCTGATGCCACGGTGATTGCTGTGCGCCAAGGCAGGGATATTGTGCGCATTGACCGGCACAGGGGTGATGACACCATGACGGTGGTTGGCCATATTATTGAGGCCATTGAGGAATTCAAGCCTGCACTGGTGGTGATTGATGAGGGTGGTCTTGGAGCTGGCATTGTTGACCGGTTGAAAGAGCAACGCTACAAGATCAAGGGTGTCAACTTTGGCAATAAGTCGTCCAATCCGATCATGTATGGCAATAAGCGTGCAGAGATGTGGGGCAAGATGAAGGACTGGTTAAGGAGTGCAAGCATTCCAAAGGACAGGTTCTTGAAGACTGATTTGATTTCGCCTATGATCAAGCCTGATTCAAAGGGCACGATCTTTTTGGAGAGCAAAAAGGACATGAAAGCGCGTGGTTTAGCATCGCCTGATGCTGCTGATGCTATTTGTGTCACATTCGCGTACCCTGTGGCCTCACGGGAGTACAATTCTCGCAATGTAACGCGCACGATCAGCATTGATCGCGGCGCATCAGCATCTTGGATGGGGTCTTGACTATGGCTGATCGTAAAAACAACCTTGCTCCTCTGCCCGTCAATGCAATGACACGGCCTTATTTTGGCAACCCAAACATTACAGCGCAAGTTGCTAAAACTAGGGCGTTGCAAACACCCCGAAACGACGAGCAACAATTTCAACAGTGGATTAGGTCAACGCCGTGGTTTGCAGAGTTTGTGAATCAATACAATGAAGAGCCTGACTTAAACACAAAAGACTATGACTATCGGTCTGCTTGGAAAGCAGGCATAAAACCAGAACGCGATCCTTACGATCAAAACCGCTATCATTGGCCCTCGTCTTTACCTGATGGGCAAATGCTTAAAGACGCAAATCATCCAACTGCTTGGAAAGAATATTTCATGCGCGACACCGGGCAAAACCCAGATGCTCTTGGTATTAGAACGCCGCAAGCCGCGCAAGTTTATTTAAGCACATTGCAAAAACGCCGTTAAAACAAGGAGCATGTAACATGGCTACCAAACCTGGTCTTTACAGTAATATTCACGCCAAACAGGCCCGCATTAAAGCTGGCTCTGGTGAAAAGATGCGCAAACCCGGCGCTGCCGGAGCGCCTACAGCCAAAGACTTTAAAGAGTCTGCTAAAACGGCCAAGAAAGACAAAAAATGACCCTGAAGGCCATGCAGAACTGCCTGATCATCGAGGTAGACGTCGAAAAGCACGAGTTTTTGGAGCTACTTTCGACTGAAAAGCAGGAAACGGGTATAGTTGTGGCTGCTGGCCCTGATTGCAGAGACCTAAAGGTGGGCGATCACCTATACTTTGGCGTAGGGCAAGAATTCACGCATGGCGGCAAAGAATATGTCGTGATGCGCGAACCTCATGTATTAGGAGTCCTGAATGGCTGACCCAACTGGCATAGTCGCAGCGGCTAACGTAGCTGCTGGTGGCAAACCGCTGAAATCTGATTCCGATATTTTGACTGTGGCTCGTGCCCGGTTGGATATGGCGGTTTCTTGCTATGCCGAAAGCCGCGAAGACGAGATCGACGATCTGCGGTTCTACGCAGGGTCACCCGACAACCATTGGCAGTGGCCATCCGATGTGCTGGCCACCCGTGGTGCGGTGCAGGGCCAGACAATCAACGCCCGACCTTGCCTGACGATCAACAAACTGCCCCAGCATGTGCGTCAAGTGACGAACGACATGCGCCAAAACCGCCCTGGGGCCAAAGTTATCCCCGTGGATGACAACGCTGACGTGCAGGTTGCTGAGATTTTCAACGGCATGATTCGGCACATTGAGTACATCAGCGATGCCGATGTGGCCTACGACACTGCGTGCGAGAACCAAGTCGCGTATGGCGAGGGTTACATCACCCTGATGACCGAGTATTGCGACCCGAACAACTTTGATCAAGACATCAAGATTGGCCGAGTTCGTAACAGTTTCTCGGTCTACATGGACCCGATGATTCAAGACCCAACGGGCGCAGATGCCAAGTGGTGCTTCATCACCGAAGACTTGACCAAGGCAGAGTACGAGCGCCAGTACCCCGATGCTGCGCCCATCTCCACGCTCCAGTCGCTTGGCGTGGGCGACCAGTCGATCAGCAACTGGCTTAATGAGGACACGGTTCGCATTGCTGGCTACTACTACATTGACTACGAAAAAGCCAAACTGAACTTGTACCCAGGTAACCAGACAGCGTTTGCTGGCACACCTGAAGACGCGCAGATGAAGATGGTCTACGGCGAACCCAAGCGCAGCCGTGAGTCGATCAACCCCAAGGTACGGTACTGCAAGATCAACGGCTACGAGATTCTTGAGGAAAAAGAATGGGCGGGCAAATGGATTCCTGTGATCCGTGTGGTCGGCAACGAGTTTGAGGTCGATGGCCGTATCTACATTTCTGGCTTGGTGCGTAACGCCAAGGATGCCCAGCGCATGTACAACTATTGGGTGTCCCAAGAAGCCGAGATGCTGGCGTTGGCCCCTAAAGCCCCGTTTATTGGCTATGGTGGCCAGTTTGAGGGCTACGAGGAAAAATGGAAGACGGCCAACACCCAGAACTGGCCGTATCTGGAGGTCAATCCAGACGTTACAGACGGCCAAGGCGCTGTGTTGCCACTACCCCAGAGGGCACAGCCGCCAATGGCGTCCAGCGGCCTTTTGCAAGCCAAGGCTGGCGCGTCTGAGGACATCAAGTCCACCACAGGCCAGTACAACGCATCACTTGGCATGGGGTCCAACGAGCGCTCCGGCAAGGCGATCCTTGCACGCCAGCGCGAGGGGGATGTGGGCACATACCACTATGGTGACAACCTGACCCGCGCTGTGCGCCACGTTGCGCGTCAGTTGGTGGACCTAATTCCTAAGATTTACGACACTCAACGTATTGCCCGCATCATTGGTGAAGATGGCGAGACCAAGATGGTCAAGATCAACCCAGAGCAGCCAGAGCCGGTCAAAGAAATCCGCGACATGCAGAACCCTGATGTTGTGATTGAGAAGATTTACAACCCTGGCGTTGGCAAGTACGATGTGGTGGCCACAACTGGCCCAGGTTACGCAACCAAGCGCCAAGAAGCCTTGGAGGCTATGGCCCAACTGCTGCAAGGCAACCCACAACTGTGGACTGTGGCCGGTGACTTGTTCGTCAAGAACATGGACTGGCCTGGCGCTCAAGAGATGTCCAAGCGATTTGCCAAAACCATTGACCCCAAGATTATGGAAGACAGCGACAAGTCGCCTGCTCTGCAAGCTGCCGAAATGCAGATGCAGGCTATGGGCCAAGAGATGGAGCAGATGCACCAAATGCTGCAAAACGTGGGCAAGTCGATTGAGGCGCAAGAACAGCGCCGCAAGGACTACGAGGCTGAGATCAAGGCATACCAGGCCGAGACACAACGCATCTCGGCCACGCAGGCTGGCATGAACGAGCAGCAGATTCAGGACATCGCAATGGGTGTGGTCGCTGCGGCGATGGAATCCAACGGTCAATTGAACGGGATTCCAGAGATGCCAGAGCAACAAATGGATGTTGGCATGGAGGGTATGCCTGAAGCGCCGCAGCCGATGCCGCCAATGGAGATGCCACAATGAACGCAGCACAATTGATGGGTTTGCTGTTTTTGGGCCGCAATGTGGCTCATTCAGTGCATCTGAACACCCGCAGCTACAGCAAACATGTGGCTTTGCAGACGTTTTATGATGAGATCATTGACCGTGCTGACGCATTTGCTGAAGCCTATCAAGGCCGTCATGGTTTGATTGGCCCAATTGGCATTCCAGCGGCCAAGAAGACAACCAACATCATTGAGTTTCTGCAAGGCCAACTTGCTGAGATCGAAAAAGGCCGTTACGATGTTTGCGATAAATCCGACTCAACATTGCAGCAATTGATAGATAATATCGTTGAGTTGTATCTGTCCACCCTGTATAAACTTCGCTTCCTCGCATAAGGACCATCATGGCTAATTACACACAAGCATCTGCAACCACGCAAGTCAAAGTTGGCGCGGGTAAGCTGTACGGTATTTTTGTTTCTGCCTCTTCTAGCGGCACTTTGACAATTTATGATTCTGGAGCAACCAGCACCAGTGACCCTAAAGTTGTGGATACGTTTTCTGTAACCGCAAGTACAATTTATTTGAACATCCCTGCCGGATTGTTCTTTAACAAAGGCTTGTACATTGTTTTGGCTGGCACTTCAGCATCGTTCACAGTCGCATACGATTAAGGGGCTGCAATGGCAGACGTCAAAATTTCCCAACTGCCAGCAGCCACCACCCCGCTGGCAGGGACTGAAGAAGTCCCCTTGGTTCAAAGCGGCACTACCAAAAAAGTAACGGTTGCCAATTTGCGCGGCTCTGCTGTGTCTGCGGTCACCGGCACTGCGCCCGTGGTGTCTAGCGGCGGCGCAACCCCTGCCATCAGCATGGCTGCGGCCAATACCAGCACTAACGGTTACTTGACCTCGGCTGACTGGAACACGTTTAACGGCAAAGGCTCCGGTACTGTTACCGGTGTCACGGCAACCTCGCCCGTTGTGTCTTCTGGTGGCACGGCTCCAGTTATCAGCCTGCCTGCGGCCACCACAAGCGCCGATGGCTATTTGACATCTGCTGACTGGAACACGTTTAACGCCAAGCAGCCTGCTGGGTCTTACCTGACCAACGGCGGCGCGTTGGGCACACCTTCTAGCGGCACAGCCACTAACTTGACCGGCTTGCCTTTGACTACCGGCGTGACGGGCTTGTTGCCTGTCGCCAACGGCGGTACTGGTACGGCCACACCCGCCTTGGTTGCCGGTACAAACGTCACCATTACAGGTTCATGGCCAAACCAAACGATCAACTCGTCGGGCGGCGGCGGTGGCGGCACGGTGACATCTGTGGATGCAACAGTCCCATCGTTCTTGTCAATCAGTGGTAATCCAATCACTACATCTGGTACGCTGGCGATTGCGTACAGCGGCACGGCTTTGCCGGTTGCCAACGGCGGTACAGCCGCCACAACCGCTGCCGGCGCTCGGTCTAGCATTTTGCCATCCTATGCTGGCAATGCTGGCAAGGTATTGGCGGTTAATACCGGCGCTACAGATGTAGAATACATTTCGGTGGGCGGCACGGGAACAGTAACATCTGTCAGCGGTACAGGAACTGTCAATGGTATAAGTTTGTCGGGCACGGTTACAAGCGCCGGAAACTTAACTCTTGGCGGCACGCTTGATTTGTCTGCCCCTCCAGCTATTGGCGGCGCAACGCCAGCCGCAGGCGCATTTACTACAGTAACAGCTTCTTCTGCAATCGGTGTGGCATCTGGCGGTACTGGTGCAACCAGCTTGACTGCCAACAACGTCATTTTGGGCAACGGCACATCTGCTGTTCAAGTGGTGGCCCCAGGCACAAACGGCAACGTGTTGACTTCCAACGGCACAACGTGGGTTTCTTCTGTTGCGTCATCTGGTGGCTTGGTTTACAGTTACACAACAACCCCTGTCACCGCCACCAACAACCAAGGCATATTGGCCGACACTTCAGGCGGCTCGTTTACTGTAACGCTGCCAGCTACGCCCTCGGTTGGCAATCAAGTAATCATTGCCGATGCGGGCAGTTTTTGGGGTACAAATAATTTGACCGTGGGCCGCAATGGCTCAACCATTGGTGGTTTGGCCCAAGACCTTGTGTGCGATCTCTCAGGCGTCAGTGTCCAGTTTGTGTATGACGGCACAACATGGGAAGTCTACGCTCAAGTTGGCGGTCAAGGCGGCACAGCAGTGACGTTGAATGGTGTACAAACACTGACCAACAAGACGCTGACTGTTCCAAAGATCACATCTGCGGCTCTGTCAACTGCAACTGCTGGCGCACTTGAGTACGATGGCAAAGTTTCTTACTTTACGCCCCAAGGCTTGGAGCGAGGCGTTACGCCTGGAATGCAGTATTACAGATTGAATTCTGCTTTGGCCGGGGCTAACTCAACTGCAGCGCAGTCTTTTTTGGGCGTAGGCGTGACTCTCAGCAGCAGTACGGTTTATGCCTTTGATGGCTATTTCCCATTGTCCAAAGCAGCGGGTACAACTGCGCACGTTTTTAGCTTATTGTTTGGTGGAACTGCAACGATCAACAACATAGGTTATTCTGTGTTATCGGCAAGTTCATCTTCATCTTCATTTACCAGCGCATTGGGAATAGCAATATATTACTTGCAAGTGGCAACAGCTTCCGCAATTACAGGTAGTGGCTTGGCAACAAACCCTGCGATCGTACATGCCAAAATTTCTGGCACGGTATCAATCAATGTTGGCGGGACATTTATCCCGCAGTACCAACTTAGCGCTGCCCCTGGCGGTGCGTGGACTGTTGCATCAGGCGCTTACTTTTCCATCTACCCAATTAGCACATCGGGCAGCAATACAAGCGTAGGAACTTGGGCATGATTTCATTAGTTATTGCTTGGCCCACACAATCGGAGTAACACATGGCAATCCTATCCAACATTATTACCCCGACCAACGTACTGACTACGACCAGTACAAGCACAGTCACAAACAAAACATTAACCGACCCGGTGATTATTGGAACAATCACAGAAGACATTTTTGCTCTGACTGATGGTTCTACGGTTGATATTGACCCCGGCAACGGATCAATCCAAACTTTGACTTTGACCTCCACAGGAAGAACGCTGACCTTTACAAACATGGTAAACGGCGAGGCGATCACGCTGATGATTAACGATGGCACTGCGGGCACGATTACAACGTGGAACGCAACCTTTGTAAACAACGGCGGTGTTGCCCCCACCCTTTCAACCACTGGTTATACAGTGGTTTCGGTTTGGGAAGTTGGTAGCGTTGTATACGCCGCACTTGTCGGGAACGCATAATGTTATTCCACAGCATTCAAGGTGCTGGCGGCAGCAGCACCGCCGGCCAACAAGAAGTTGTTTTTACTGCTAGTGGTAGCTGGGTTGTACCAAGCGGTGTAACTTCTGTTTCTGCCGTTTGTGTTGGGGCAGGTGGTGGTGGGTCAGAGTCTGCCAGTGGGGGTTCGGGTGGTAGCGGGGGTGATCTTCGTTACTACAATAACTTGGCTGTAACTCCCGGCGAGACTTTAACAATTACTACGGGGCTTGGTGGCCTTCCTGGCTCAACGGGAGTTGCTGGACCATTTACTAGAATTGCGCGAGGCGCTACGGTTTTGCTTGAGGCTGCGGGCGGCGGTGGGGGTACAACATCCGGATCGGGCGCTAAAAACGGCACAAGTACAACCATTGGTGGGTCTGTTGGTGGTGGTGACGGTGGCACATGTGGCAACCCTGCCTCAACGGAGTGTGGCGGCGGCGGTGGGGCAGGTGGTTATTCTGGGGCTGGAGGTAACGGCGGTAGTGGAGCAAGTATTAGCGGCGCTAACGGCGCTGGCGGGGGCGGCGGCGGTGGCGGTGGTGGCGGTGATAGCGTTGCGGCGGGGTCCGGCGGCGGCGTTAGCGCGTTTGGTCTTGGGCCAAACGGTGTAGGTGGGAACGGGGTAGCTATACTTAACGGCGCTTCCGCTACCGGGTGAAGTTACGGAGACGGCGCGTTAGACCCGGCGGCGGTTACCGGCGTTGATCCCGGCGGTGTTTCCAACGATTACGGAGCAGGTGGCGGCGGGGCTGACAACATTACTGACGGCAGTCGCGGCGGCAATGGTTTTGTCAGAATTATTTGGCCGGGAAGTTCACGTTCTTTTCCGTCTACAAATGTGTGGATGAGCCGCGTTTTAACAACAGTTATTGAGACTCAATCATCTACCAACACCATTACAATTCCAGGTTCAGCAGCAGTTGGCGATTTGGCGGTGCTGTCACACATGAGTGAAACTACGGGAACACAAAGCGATCCATCTGGCTGGACGCGAATTGTAAACCAACAGGCAAATGTGCCCGTATTAACCTGCTGGTACAGAATTATTCAATCTGGTGACGCAGGGGCTACCGTTACCATGACCACAGGAACCTCACAATCAACAGAAATGCTTTTATTTAGAAAGTCATCTGGTGTTGTGTCATCTGTAAGTGTAAGCGGCGCTACTATTGCATATTCGGCTAGTGCCACTATAACAAGCCAAACTCAAACTGTCTCCACACCAAACTCCATAGTTTTGGGTGTTTTTGCCTCTGATTCTACACAAATAGTGTCAGGAGACATGGAGTTTGAAGATGGCGTTACCGTTGCGGGCGCTTCGGAACCCTCGGCAGTGTTTACCGGGGAAAACGGTGACACCTCCCGACAATTGTTTATGCGGTTTAGAATATACGATGTGCCACCGCCTGCAAATGTACTTGTTGACAATACCCGGTCGATTGCCGCACAAACTATGGCTTCTTTTACAATTGGAGTAAGTTAAATGTATATAAAAATCAGCAACGATGGCGGTCAAAGATTTCCATATACCATTCAAGACTTGCGACAAGAAAACCCAAGCACCTCATTTCCTCTGGTTTTGAGCAATGAATTGCTTGCTGGGTTTGGCGTGTATCCTGTATCGGAAAATGCGCGGCCTGATACAGATCGTTTTTCCTACGCTGTCAAACGTGCTTTGCCAGAACTTGTTAATGGTGAGTGGGTTGTGCTGTGGGATGTTCTTGCTAAAAGCCAAGAAGAAATTGCCGAGCAAGACGAGCGCCAAGCAATTGAAGTTCGTGATTCCCGCAACGCCAAGCTGGCAGAAACCGACTGGCGCTTTCGGTCTGACATGACCCCCACGCAGCAATGGATCGACTATTGCCAAGCGCTGCGTGATGTCACTGCCCAATCTGGGTTCCCTTGGTCCGTCCAGTGGCCAACCCAACCGGAGTAAAACATGGAACACAATGCACTGACCCAGAAACTCGTATATGTAGACTTTGCCGTGGACCCAACTCAGTTGGAAGTGGTTGAGTTGACCGCTGACGAGATTGAGGCAAACAAGCAACGCGCTATGGATGCCCTGCGCGGCAAGCGCAATTTGTTGTTGTCTGGGTGCGATTACACCCAACTTCCCGACTTTGCCGGCGACAAAGCAGTCTGGGCCGTTTACCGCCAGACATTGCGCGATCTGCCTGCAAATGTGGCAGATGCCCGATTTTTTGAAGCATGGCCTGAAAAACCGTGATATATTTCGCAAAACTGTACTGGCCCAGATGACCAGGGAATCTCAGGATTCAAAATGGACAATGAAGTCTTAGCGGAAGCACCCGCGCCGGAACAGGAAGCAACGGCTGCCCCTGAACCCGAAGTTAATACGCCGGAAGTATCGACAGAGCAGACAGAACAGCAAGCGGAAAAAACTTATACGCAAGCTGAAATTGACGCAATGATCGGTAAGCGCCTTGCAAGAGAACAGCGCAAATGGGAAAGAGATCAAGCTGCCAAGCAGGCTGAAACGCAGACTTTACGGTCTACGCCACCCGTTGCAGACAACTTCAACGACCCTGAAGAATATGCGCAAGCATTAGCCCTTCAGAAGGCCCAAGAACTTGTCGCCCAACGAGACGCCGCAAAGCAACAAGCTGAGATCATGGAGGCTTATGCCGACAGTGAGGAAAAGGTCAGGGACAAATACGATGACTACGATCAGGTAGCCCGTAACCCTAACGTGCCCATCACCGAGGTCATGGCTGAAGCGATCTACGAATCTGACGTTGGCCCCGAAGTAGCTTACTACTTAGGCTCAAACGTCAAAGAAGCTGCTCGAATTTCCAAATTGTCGCCTTTTATGCAGGCAAAAGAGATTGGAAAGATTGAAGCCAAATTGGCGTCTAATCCTCCGGTCAAAAAAACTTCAAACGCGCCAGCACCGATTAGTCCGGTAACAGCACGTTCAA